CTTCACAACGCCCGCTGACGTGCGAACATGGACCTGAACCGCGCCGACCTCCCGGTCGAAGAACCACTTCATGCGCCCCGCGACTACCTCAAGGGCACTCGGGTTGCGCGTGAACTTCATGGGCGGGGTGCCTTTCTTGCCGAACTGCATAGCCCCGTCGATGGCCCCATTGACGATAGTCTCGGCCAGGGCGACGTTTGCGGACACGTTGTCGTGGGCCTTCTTGGCGATCAGGTCGAGGTTTACACCGTCAAGCGGGTCCTCTGCGCGGACGCCGCTCTTGCCGCTGGCGTTGATAGCCAGCGTGAGCTGGGCCAAGGCGTTCACTGCACTCAGGCCCCCGGACACGTCGACGAGGATGTTGCCCGCGACCACTACCGCGTCATCATCGAACTCGTAGACCTCGGCTCCTACCGTGACAGTCTGCCCGTCGACCACAACACCCGTGATCTGGAGAAGGGCATTGGCAAACACGCCAAGAGAACCGTCTTCCAGGGCGCGGCCCTTGTGGGTATTCTTGTCAAAATGATCCTGATGCGACATGCTCGCTCCTCCAGCTTAAAGTTAGGGCATCATGGCCCGGGGCTTGTATCCACCCCGGGCCTAATGCTACCAGTCCCACCCCTCAACGGCCTGTTTAGCCGATGTTGGTGTACTTGACGACGGCCTCGTCCTCCTCGATCTCGACAGCCACCCGGGCCGTGAGAACGATGATGAACTCCCGCGTGCGGATGTCCTTGTCGACCTCCATCGTCACCCGACGCTGGATACCCCAGATCAGGTTCAGAGGATTGGTCAACATGCCGCTCGCATTCGGGAGCTGCAGTGCCGCGTTGACCGGGACACCGAAGCCGAAGACCGGACCCGTGCCCTGTAGCTGCGCGTCACCCAGAGCCGTCTCGCGAGTCGCGAACGTGTCACGATACTCGATGAGCTGGTCCATGGAGACGTAGTGGCGGAGAGCCGCCAGATTGCGCAGGTACTGGTCAGGCATGGTCTTGAGACCGGCCTTGAACAGGTCCTTGCTGACCGTCGCGAATCCGTTGTCCACGAAGTTCACGACACCCGAGAGCTTCAACCACCCATCCTGGAGAGCCAGGTAGGGGTCGCCGGAGCCGGTGTCGCCCAGGAGAGCAAGCTCTTCCAGGTCGATGGCCGCGCGTTCGGCGATCAAGGTCATGATAGTGTCCTTGATGCCATCCCGGCTGATGCCGCTGCCAGCCGCTGGGCCAGCCGCGAGGTTGTCGTCGATGGTGCCGCGCTCGATGTTGTCCTCGATCACGTCGTAAGGCAGCCGAACCTCAGCGATCACCTCGCTGGTCGTCAGCGTCACCTGCTCGGTCGTGGGACGAGAACGCAGACCGGCACCCAGCGCCGTGCCAGACGACGGAGCCGCCGCCATGATACGGGTGTTGAAGCCGATCTTGTTGATCTTGCGCACGGGCGCATTCATTCGGACGACGCGTGCATCCCGCAGAATGGTAGGCTGCACATGAACCAGCTTGCGGATAAACTCATCCGTTTGCTCGGGGTTCAGCAATCCGCCTTCTGAGGTCAGGTCACCTACCGTCCAGTCCGCCTTCTGGATAAGTTTCTTGTTATCGGTCATCGTAGATCCTCCAGTTCCTAGTGTTTTACAATTCCAGCGTGGTATTTAAGGCCCTATCGTCGCCTATTCCTTCAGGTCGGCGGTGAACTCGGGGCTGAACATCTTCTCCATCTGGGTGTTTCCCCAGAAGCCCTTCTGTACTCGCGTGTCATCCTTGCTGCGCGACCGGTCGGCACGCATGCCGTCCAGATCCTCCGGCTGCACCGTGCTGCCGACCAGGGCCGTGCCCTCCACAGCTTTGGCCGCGGCCTTCGCCGTGTCCTCCACGCTGTTCAGGCGGTCCTGTTGCTTGCCTACGTCCTTGCTCAGGCCACTGACTGCGGTCGTAACGGCCTGCATCGTCTCCGTGATCTTGTTCAGAGCCTTGAGCATCTCGCCCGTCTCGGCTCCTAGCTGCCCCGCACCCGTACCGACCGGGGGCGGCGCTTCACTCGTTGCACCTGTCTCCATCGGGACACAACGCCCATCAACCAGGTGTGAACCGGCTGGGCAATCGCCCCTGGGGCTCAGGTTAGCGTTATTCTCGTCCGGATTGCCGGGGCTCTTCGTCGCGCCGATAGCCGCGCCATCGTCCCCAGTCGTATTCTCGGAACCTGCACCTGCCTCGATAACGCCGTGGCCCTGTTCCTCGGCCGCGCTCTCGATGCAGTTGCCCTTGTCATCGCGCTGTGTGCCAGGCGGGCAGCCTTGGAAGTCCGTGCCCTCACCAGCGGCGCGATCATGGCTTGTCTCATGCTCGGCCTTGGCTTTGCCACATTCGGCGCAGTCGCCCTTGTTCAAAAGCTCGAAGCCGTCCAGGTCCTCCAGCTTGAAAGCCACCATCGGCAGCTTCTTAGTCAGACTCATGACGAACGACTTGTGAGCATCCAGCGCGCTCTCGATCAAGCCGCCTGCGTCCTGGCGCTTCTCGGAGTTGCGCATGATGCCAGAGACCGTGCTCATCAGAGCCTCCATGGACATTGCCAGTCCAGGGAAAAAGCCCTTCGTGCTCACGTTCTCGTCGAAGTCCATGCTGTCGGAGAACGGATCGAAAAACTTCCGGGCATTGCCGCCCAGGATGATCCCGACATCGTCATTCAGCCTCATCGAGACCATCTGACTCTCGTCATCCTGCCAAGCATCCTGCTTGAGAATAATGACGCTGTCGTCCTCCTCTTTGTCCTCGACCTTCAGACCGAGGTCCTTAACCTTTGCCACCAGCTTGTCGGTGTACTCCTCATCCTTACGGATGACGACCGCTGCGATGGTCATCTCGTCAGTTGCGGGGGTGGCGCGCTGGCCGTCCCTCTTGCGAAAGAGCATGGCTCCTAGATTGATCCCACCCATTTCTTTTTCCTCCTCAGACTTTAGGATTTTAATAGGTAGCCTATTGGCTCCCCGCTTTACAAGAGAAATCCATCGGACATCTCCGTCAAATAGTTCGGTGACCTTAATCTTCACTATTGCCATTTAAGGCCTCCAAAAACGAGAACCGATGTGCAGGTTCCCCGTTAGGTCCGTCCTCGGTCAGCGTCGGCCGCACTATCTTGTGCGTGTGACTCGCGTCCCCCTTCCCTGCCAGCGCCTCTCCTAATACGTCGCCTTCCTTGCTAAAGGTGACCACGAACTTGTGATCATGTGGCTTCTTTTCATTCGCCACCTTCGTGATCCCCTCGATCTGATCCGGCAGCTCGATCTCAAGTACAGCCCCCCTGGCATGCACAAACCCCTCAAACGAGAGGCCATTGATCTCGCCATCCTTGACAGCCTGCCACTCCTCGTCGCCTAGCTGTATCCCTACAACCCACGCCCCGAAGATGAAGTCCGGATCGCCGTCCCTTGCGATGAAGGATTCGACAAGATCCGCGCCGACCCTTCGGTTGTCGTGCTGGCGGTCAATCTGCCGCCCTCTACCCGCTACCAGGAAGCCGTGAGCGATCTTCCTGATCTCCTCGACCTTCATAAAGTCTCCCTGGCTGTCAGGGAGATTCGGCGCGTAGACCTCCGCATAGATGATCTGAAGCTCTTCATCGACCTTCTTGATCTTGAGAAAGTGCTCCATTCAGCTCACCCTAGAACTAACTAGCCTCCCTGTCCACATGTGGAGCAGGAATTAAATCAAGTCATGAAAAACAGTTCGGGCCATGTCCAGCGCCGGAGTGCTCTCCCCCTGTGGCTCCTGCTTGCGTCGACGATTGATCGAGTTCAGCAGAGTCCCCGCGGCATTGAATATGTCACGAGCATTCTGTTGTGCTGCCCTCGATCTGATAGCCCTCACAGCAGCCGTGAAAATCATACTTCTGCCCCCCACTCTCTTGGCGAAGGGGAATGAAAATGCTTGTTTAGTGTTGGGCTGGGTGCCTGTGCGCCTGCCCAGATGATGACGGCCAAAGTTGGCGAAGTTGGTGCGGCTTGGGCCCAGTAGTTTGTTGCCATCGGCACCACTGAAGCTCCAGGACCCGCTATTGATAGCCCCGGATCTGACTAGCCCGTTAGCAAAGGATCGCCCTGTACCGTTCAACCTGTTCGCCACTATCGTCTCCCCTTAGGAACGCATCGCCCAGTGATAGGCTCCCTCACCTTACCCGGAGGACACTTCTCGGGGCCTTGCTGTGGACTGAGTAGCCCGCCGCCCGTGGCTAGGTCACCCACAGTCAAGTCATTCGGCCCCTGCTTGGGCTTCCGCACCTGTACACACCGGCCGCCCCTCATCCTCATGCCAGGCGGACATTGCCGCCTACCTTGTCCAGGGAGATGGCCTGCCTTCAGACTCTGCAGGAGCATGTCCCTGACCCTCTCGGTCACGCTCTTCTTGCCCTTATCAGACCGTCCCTGCCGCCCCCCCAGGCCCTCGCGCGCGCGCCTGCACGCGGCCGCGCGTGAGACGCCGATCAGCCTCCGGTGCTTCTCGTTCCGGCATGCCCGTCTCATGTCCTCCAGGAAGTTCTCGCAGGCTACCTGCTGGCTTACGCCGCGCTCGCGGGCGGCCGCGGCGCTTCTACAGGCCGCTGCAAACAGCAGGAATTGACGACGACTCGTAGATGGCTTGGCCACCCACGTCCGCTCAAACATATTCTTACAAAGGGAGATTGTCACGCATGCGCTCCGGCCATCCACACGTGTGGACAGTAGCTTGCATGGTGATACTAACTAGCCCGCGTGTCTATATCGCGGTACGTTTAGGTGGGGGTATCCTTCGCTGTGTCCTGGGGTCGAATGGCTTTGGATAGTCAGGGTCGCTTCGCCAGTCATAGGTATACCAGGTGCCACTGAGTCGGCGATTCATGCACTCCTGACCGCGAGCGAACCAGACCTGGGTATCATTGAACCCATCCCCAGAATAGGCCTCGTCCGCTTGCTCCAGGGCCCTGACTATCTCCGCCCTGTCCCCACCCAAGGCAAGGGACTGAGCCAGCCACTTTCTAACCGAAACTATTGGAACCCCTCCGTGCCTGCGTTTCAGTATGGTGCTATATGCCGAGGACATCGTGGCACAATACTCGCGCACATCTTCACCCGGGAACGGATCATCGGGCCCCGCGAACACCTCCCTGAATCGCCCTATGAACGGGATAGGGGTATCAAAGGGGGCCTCTCCGGTCACTGGAGCCTCATGCTCACGGCCATATACGTCAACCGCCCACATGCTCACCACCGCAGCCACGCCCAGAGACGCGACCAGCAACATGGTCAGGAGATGCCTGGTCACTGACCCCCCCTCGCGTACCTGATCAAGCCGATCACCATGTCCCAGTTTCCGGATCGTAGCGTCAATCTCTTCCTGGGGAATAGCACGCGCCTCTTCAAGGCCACGCCGGGTCACCTCGTCATCCAGTTCCTCGAAGGTGACTAGCCTGTCCTTGAACCTGATCTCGCCTTTGCCGTCAGCTCTCTTAACCATAAAATATGCACCTCTACATTCAGAGCATAGCACGGATCAGGGGAACGAGACCCCCTTACCCGCAACAAAGAAAGGGGCCCTTCCCTTGGGGACCTGGTTGTCCCAGATCGACCATCGCTCAAAAAACGACTTCAACGCCTGGAAGTTGGCATCGTTGTCGACGTTATTCAGGACCACTTCCACCGGCACGTATCTGCCACGCATTCTCGGCCCCTCTGCCAGGAACCGGGTCACAGCCCTCAGGGCGGCGTCCTGCCTGGGCAAGAACATATAATGGCCCTCGATGCTATACCCCGACTTCTTGAAATCCTTCAGCAGCCCCTGCACCTTAGCCAGGTCGCGCATCGTGGCATCACTGACCACGTTCAGCCTCAGGTCCCGCGCGATTCTGTGGGCCCTAGCGAATATGAATGAAGCCTCCTGATGCACCTGGGCAGCATTCCAGCCCCTGAACTCTGGCAGCCTGAGCTTGATCTTATCCGGGTCCAGGACGATGTTGGTCTTCGGATCGAATACCCGCCCCTCTAAAGACGCCTTACCCGATCCACCACGGCCCCCGAGCATAGTAAATCTCGGGGCCACTCCTGCTTCCGGCGTAGCCGCGAGCACCGCCTCATCCGTGAATATACCGGACAGAATGTCATCGTGCAGAGCCGCCCTTTCTGTGGTCCATACCCCGTCCACTTTGTGAACGGTATCGGTAGCCCTCAGCTTCCTCAGGTTAATGTCATTCTCGATCACCTCCCTCCTGACGGATGGTGACAGATCGTCCAGGATCGCGCCCGGCGTGATGTTCGGATCGTCGAATTGCTTGGCATACTGATCCAGGGGCAGCGCTGAACGCCCAGGCCTGACACGAGGAGCCACGCCCGGCTCCAGGGCTCCTGGGGCCCCTACGGTCGGGCCCTTCCTGCTCTTCCTCAGCACCCCTCGGCAGAATGGGTGATATGGGGGTGTGTCCCAGCCAGCCCCCTGGAGCTGCTCAGTGTTCATCGCCTTGAGGTTCCGTATCCCGGCCCTGCTCTGACTAGGCCATGTGGCGATGGTCTTCATGTCGTTCGGGTTGTCCACAGACAGCCAGCGATTCAGCTTATCCTGGGCCCCGGCGACTGAGAATACTTTGCCGTTCATCTCCCGACAAACGGGGCAGGTCCGGATGTCTAGCTGCTCCGATACCTTGTAGAACTGGACGTTGCGAGCTGTAGCCTCCTGGGTGAACCCCCAGCTCCCTAGCCTGGAGGCATGCAGGCTGCTCGCCAGCAGGATGTTCTGCCCGCCAGCGTCGATAGCCCTCTTCCCCAGATCCACGGCGAACGAGCCCACCAGCTTCTGCATAGGGACCCGGCCTTCCTTCTCATCCAGCTTCTGCTGCAGGAATATCCGGGCCTCTCTCCGCACCACCTCATTCGTGTCGATCAGCGTCATCTGGAAGATCTCGACCGCCCTGTCAACCACCTCCGGCACCTGTTCCTTCGCGAATCGGGTGTTCCTGGCCCGCGCGAAGTCAGTGGCCCCAAAGATCACAGCCATCTCCCCTGTGAACCGGGCCCTGCGCTCTTGCCTGCGAGCCACGGGCCCCAGGTCCAGCTCCTCGACCGCGGCGAACGCCCCATTGATGTCCCCGGCCTGGAACCGGTCAGCAATCTTCTGGACCACAGAGGAGGCCTCCCGCTTCCAGGAGTTGAATGTGGGGATGGCCAGGGAGTCCTCGATGGCCAGGAAGGCCTCGCGGCGTACTGTCGTGGCCTGGGGGGCCCTGGACTCCGCTGTCGCTCTAGTTGGCGCAGCCGCTATATCAACCATCGCCGTGATCGTGGTCCTGGTGAATGGCCAGGGCTGCGATCTCACTGAGTTGATCGGCTCCCGCGGGGTCATGGCCATACCCAGCCATCATATTGATAGCCGCCAGGTGATGGAACATTGCCTTGTACTGCTCCGGCAGGTTCTTCACGATCCTGACCATGGTCTTCCTGGCGTCTGGGCTCGGCTCTTTCTCGCCGACGGTCATCGCGGCCCACTCCTGAGCCAGGCGGATCACCTCCTCCATGCCCATCTTCATGATCCGCTGCATAGACTCGCCACCCTCTCCGTCAGGGACCCCCTCAGGGATACCCCCTGGGGGCATCGGTGGGGCAGGCGGCTTGATCATCTCAACCTCGTCAGGGACCTCGAAGCTCAGATCGACCACCTCGTTCAGGGTCTCCACCACGTCCTTGTTAGTCACGGCCCCGGCCTTGATCGCAAGCTCGACGCCCTTGATCTGACTGTCCACGTCGCGCAGGGTGATGGGCAGGGAGTGGAATTCAAAATCTGGAGCGATCTCCCTCATGATCGTCTTATTCATCACCTCGTCGAACTCCTCGCGCTCGGGCTTGAATACCTGGGCCTCTGCGATCATGTACGAGGTCTTGGCCGTTGCGAAGTTCATATCCTCACTCTTGCCCACGAACAGCGGCGGCATCCGGAAACTGGACCGCACGCGCCTCTCGTTGTTCGTGTTGTAGTTCTCAAACATGCTGTCCTTGAGCCGCTCCCCGCCGAAACGCTCAACACTCACCTTGACGTTGCCCGGCTTGTCCATATCCCCACCGGCCGAGTGCACCTCGATGACCATCGCCCGGTTCTTGCTCGCCCCCTTCCCGCTCAGGTAGGTCTGGATCTGCTGCCTGACCACCTCGGTCAAGACACCGCCCTGGATGATGATCATCGCCGGGGGTAGCCCGCCACTGTTGAAAAAGTCCAGATTCAGCTCCTCGGCCTTGCGTGAGCCCAGGACACTGGGGGTCTGATTGATCCACCGCGGCACACCATACGGGGTCCCCGGCATCTTGTTCACCGTGAACATAATCAGCTCGCTGGCCCGGTCTCCCATCGGAACTGGCTTATCCACAACCTCCCACGTCCCGTCTATCTTATTCAGTTCACGGCTCGCCTTGTATTCCTTAAAAAAGACCATGCCCTTGCCCCTATCACTCTTCGGGGTGCCCGCCACATTCTCCGCCCGCACAGTACCGGTACGCTGCATATATCTCCTTTCCCTGGTCAGCAGCTTCACGTTCATCTCCCCGCCCTTACGCATGAGCTTGATGTCCTTGACCACCGGCATGTCAAGCCTCACCAGCCTGATGGTCGTCGGGTCGACGTTGTTCACCAGCATGATCTCGCCCTTGGGGTTACGAATCACCTCCAGATACGCAACGCCAGTCACCTCAAGCCCCCGTCTTAGCTCGCGCCTCATGGTCATAAATGATGTGTTAGGCCAGGGCTCATTGAAGAAATCCTCGGCCACCCGTTGCTTCCTCTTCACCTCGGCCTCGGCAGCGATCTCCTCGGGGGTGGGGCCCATGGGCACCGGTTCCTCGCCCTCAGGCGTCTCCTGCTCGCCCGCCTCATCCTCGGGCGTGCCTAGATCCTTGGGTACAATCTCATGGCCCGTGCCGTCGATGTTGACCTCCATCGCCGCGATGTTCTGCATCAAGGCGTTATTATGAGCGCACAGATGTACCAGGAGCCTCAGATGAAACGGGGGATTGATGATCTGCCTGCGGTCGTCCTCGTGCAGGGTCGAGAACTCGTCATCAGCCGTGAACGCATTAGACTCTAGGGCAGCCTGATCCTGCTTGCTCAGTTTCCTGCGCTTGATCAGGGTCACGTCAGTGTTGAGTCCCATGGCCTTGAGCGCTGACGCCTGCTCAAGATCTTCTGGGGTCACGGATGGCTCTTGACTCTTGTCCTTCTTTTTGGGCACGGTAGACTCCTCCAGGTATGCGAGAAGTCTACACCCACTGAATCAGAAAATCGAGAAAAGGGTGTGTTTTGATTCGAAAGGGGATATTAAGGGGACGTTTGTGCCCCCTTTCCACGTTTTTTGTTAAGCGGCCTCCGCCGTGAACTCGGCCTTCGCCGGGCGCTTGGCAAACGCGAAGCTCTCATCCTTGTCACTGCGCGTGAGGGTGGCCGTGAACTTCACCCGGCGACCCTTCACCTCCCCTTCGAGGGAACTGGGCACGGTGCTCCAGACGCGGAACCCGTCACACTTCACGAGCATCTTGAGAGTGTCACCGTACTGACTCTCCTGGAGCTTGACGTGGACGATCTCGCCTTCGATCTCGACACGCCCCTCAGGAGCTGGATTCTTGGGCTCGGCGTCCTGCTTGGCCTTCTCAGTGTCCCACTTGGCCTGCCTCTCGGCGGCCTTCGGGATGCACTCAAGCTGGCGCTCACTGAGAGTGCCTCTGGCCATGAGCTGGTCACGAAGAGACCCCAGGAAGCTGTTGTCTCTGTGCTTGTTGAGGAGACTCACGGCCTCGCGGTTCTCTTTCGCGAAGGTGCGGAGCTTGGCGAAGCGACCACGACGATGGCGGATCTGCTTCATCACCTTCTCCATGCGCTTACGCTGCCAGGCCAGGTCACTAATCTCGAAGCGCTCCTCAGCGCATATCCAGCCGACAGTGATCAATTCCTTCGTGGGACG